CTCCCCCACCTCCCCGAATCTCACTCTATGATATTATCCCCCCCTTCGGTAAAAAATCTGTGGTTCTGGAAAAGTTTGTCCTACAATGTGTTCACTTGCATTCGTTGAAAATATTTCCACGATCGCAAAACCATGGCATCGGGAAACCAAAATACGGGCAATCCGTTCTTACCGCCGGTTGATCGCAACAACCCCACGCAGACCTGTGCCGGCATCCCGAGCCTCTACGAGCGCCAGTTTAACTTCACGAACTTCGGCACCAACACGCCGAACGCCCAACAGCCAGGCAACAAGCTGGACCTGGAATTCAACACGATCGGGAATATCGTCAACCACCTCCGTTGCCGACTCAGCCAGATCCAGCGTGACGACGGCTACATCCGCACGGAGCTGTTGCCCATTGATGATATTCTGACGGACCTTGAAGCCGCAAAGGTTGCGGCCATCTACGAGGTGGACCAAGCTGGCCAAGCCGCCATTGTTCCGATCAACGACGCCGCCAACATGGCGATCCAGGCGGCAGGTTCGGCAACCATCGCATCCCAGTCGGCTCAAAACTCCGCCAACTCTGCCCAGACCCTTTCTTCGTCCGCCGCCCTGTCGGCCATGAACGCCCTGACGTACAAGAACCAGGCGTTAGTTGCCCTCACCGAGTGCCAAGAGATCCTGGCGGATCTACTTGCCCCCGCCGGCCCAGTTTCCACTACCCAAGCAAATGCAACCCAAGCCCAACAATCGGCGGAAGACGCCCTCGAAAGTGAAAACGCCGCTCAAGCTTATCGTTCCGAAATCCAAGCCTGGCATCAAGCGATTCAAGCCTATCTCGTCCAAGCCAATAACGCTAAAAACGCCGCACAGCAGTCTGCTAATGCGGCTACTCTCTCCGCTACTGGAGCGTCTACGTCGGCCGATCAAGCTTCCGACTACGCCGCCTCAGCTTCCGTAAGTGCGGCCCAGGCGTTAGCCCACTCGCTCAACTACATCCCCGGTCCGCAAGGCCCGCAAGGATTGGTGGGCCCAGCGGGACAGCAAGGTCCGCAAGGCCAGCAGGGCGTGGCAGGGAACGACGGTCAGCAAGGAATCCAGGGCGACCCAGGACCACAGGGACCTGCCGCCCAGCAATGGGTGTACCGTGGTGATTACGACGGCGGAATTACCTACGCCCCCAATGACTATGTGACGTTCTACGGTTCGAGCTACGTCATGATTAACTTCATCGGCGCCGGTGGCTACGACCCGATTGGTTGGCCCGGTTCTTGGCAGTTGATCGCCAGCAAGGGCGACCAGGGCGACATAGGTCCGGCTGGGTCAGATGGAAGTAATGGCATGGACGGCGGTTCCTTCTCAGACGCACCTTACGACAGCAACCCATACATCCGCATCAATGGCAATTGGGAGTATCTTTCTAGTTACGACCAGAACAGCGGCGGTGGCGGTGGCACTGGCATTAGCACCAGTGATGTTTCGTATTGGCTTACCAATACGTATTCCGGCAACCCGCCGGGCAATTTCCCTGGGTGGGGGAGCTCCGGATATGTTCTTGGATGGGACGGCTACCAGCTTTCTTGGGTTCAAGACCAGACCGGCGGCGGCGGAAGTAATGGACAAGACGGAGCCCCCGGAGCAGACGGCGCCCAAGGCCCTCCAGGTCCGCAAGGCTACATGTCTGGCTACGACGTTTCGTCGTGGTTGTCCGGTGGGTACTCCACAGCTCAGCCATCAAACTCCTCCAGCATGTGGGGCGACAATAGCTTAGTCTTGGGTTGGGATGGATACAATATGACCTGGCGCCGTATGGCCCAGGATTTCACGAGCAATTCCAGCGGTAGCACCGAGGCGTCATATTATCCTTACGAAATTAAGGTCACCGTGCTCGGCCAGGATTTCTGGGTGCCGGCACGAATGGCCTAATATGGCCGAAGAAACCGACGACATTTCAAGGCAGATCGTTGCGGCGCAACGACTCCTCAGCCTGAAGAAGGCCAAGGACTCGTTGCTCGACTTCACGAAGTTCACGCTTCCCGATCCAGAAAATCCAGACGATCACCTGCGATCCAGGTACGTCGCCGCCAAGCATCACGAAGTTATCGCCGCCGCTCTCGAAGAGGTTGAGGCCGGCAATATGCGTCGCCTGATCATCACGATGCCACCTCGCCACGGCAAGTCAGAGCTGGCGTCGAAGCGGTTCCCCGCCTGGTTCTTGGGCAAGGACCCGTATCGTCAGATGATCTTTTCCACTTACAATGAAGAGTTCGCCCAAGACTTTGGCCGCTCGGTCCGTGAAACGATGCGGTCGCCGGTATTCCATCAGGTCTTCCCTGGTTGCAAGCTACGTACAGGGAGCCAGGCCGCAGATCGAATCCAGACGGACGAAGGCGGGCTGGCAGTTTTCGTCGGTCGGGGAGGAGCTCTTACAGGCCGAGGCGCAGATTTGCTGGTTATCGATGACCCGATCAAGGACCGTGAAGAAGCGAACTCGAAAGCCCTGAGAGACAAGCTGTGGACCTGGTTCACCCAGGTTGCCATGACCCGACTTATGCCTGGTGGCCGTGTGGTCATCATCATGACCCGATGGCACGAAGATGATCTGATCGGCCGACTCACCGACCCGACCAACCCATGCTTCAACAAGGACGAGGCCGTCAACTGGAAGGTCCTGGCGTTGCCAGCCATTGCCGGCGAGAACGACCCCATGGACCGCAAGCCAGGGGAGGCCTTGTGGCCCGAGCGGTTCCCGATCGAGACATTAGATCAGATACGTCGATTGGACGCCCTTGGCTTCTCTGCACTGTACCAGGGCCAGCCTACGCCCGATGACGGCGAATATTTCCGGCGAGACTGGCTCAAGACCTACTCTTCCCCCAGTGATTTGCCGCAGAATCTGCGTGTTTATGCGGCTTCTGACCACGCCGTCTCCATCGCCCAGGACGCTGACAAGACGTGCTTTGGGTCCGTTGGAGTGGACGAAGATGACAATATCTGGGTCCTTCCCGATCTTTTCTGGCGCCGAGCCCAGACCGACGCCGTGTGTGACGGCATGCTCGATAATATGAAACGCAACAAGCCCATCCTATGGTGGGCGGAGCGTGGCCACATCTCTAAGGCCATCGGCCCCTTCCTACGCAAACGTATGCATGAGGAGCGGATCTATTGTGCCATCGACGAAGTTACCCCCGCCAAGGACAAGCAGACCCGAGCCCAGGCGATCCGTGGCCGTATGGCCATGGGCAAGGTGTACTTCCCCAAGTTTACTGGCTGGTGGGGCGAGGCTCAGAACGAGCTCATGAAATTCCCCAATGGCCGGCATGATGACTTCGTAGACTTCATGGCCCACATCGGCATGGGCCTGGGGCACCAGGTCGCCGCATCCCCCTCCGCCGACAAGGACACTGGACCCAAGACCGGCACCCTCGCCTGGGTGAAGCAATCTGCCACCATGAGGTCATGGACGGAAAACAGGTTGAAAAACTTTTGGTCTTGATGACTATCACCCGAAATGGAACCTAGCGAACTACCAGGACAGCCTATCGGCGGCGATCCAATGATGGGGCAGATGATGCCTCAACCCCAGATGCCCGAGCAACTCCCTGTCGGCATCAAGCGTGAGCCTGACCCGGCCGCTACCGCCGCACGCAAGGCACTCGTCAAAGAGTGGGAAAATAAAATCGTCAAAGCCAAGAAGCACTGGGAGCGCCACATGAAGAGCATGAAGGAAGACACTGACTTCTACATGGGCAAGCAGTGGCCTTATCACGGCGAGCGTGACGATCGCTACGTCGCCAACATCGTTCAGCGCCACGTGCAGACACGTGTCGCATCACTTTACGCCAAGAACCCTAAGGCCGTCGCCAAGCGACGCAACAAGCTCGACTTCCGAATGTGGAATGGCGAGCAGAGCCAGCTCATGGAAGCCCAGGCGGTCAACGAGCTGACCATGGCTCAGACCGGCGGAATGCAGAATCCCGTCTCGATGGCTATCATGCAGGACGTCCAGGAAGGCTTCGCCATGCGTGGCAAGCTGGACAAGGTCGCCAAGACGCTTGAGATCGTCTTCCATTATCTCCTGGAGCACAATAACTTCAAGACCCAGATGAAGCAATTGGTACGCCGCACGTGTGTGACTGGCGTCGGTTTCGTCAAGGTAAGCTATCAGCGATCAGTCGGCAAACGCCCTGAAGACGTCGAGAAGATCACGGACATCAAGGAACAGCTTCGTGTACTTGAAACGCTCATCCAGGATCAGCAGGACTCCAAGTTCGACGAGAACCATGCCAAGTATGAGCAGATGCAACTGATGCTCAAGGAACTGGCTGAGCGTGAAGACGCCATCCTCGACGAGGGCCTCGTATTTGATTTCCCTCAGACCCAGAGCCTTATTCTCGACACTCGCTGTCGCCAGCTGAAGGGCTTCATCGGAGCCGAGTGGATCGCCCAGGAGTTCCTCCTGACGATTGATGAGGTTAAAGAGATCTATCAGATCGACCTCGGTACCACCTTTACTCGCCAGGAGTCTGTGCCTCAGACCTGGCAATCCGACCGCAACCGTGAAGAAGAGACCGCAACTTGCCGCATCTGGGAGATCTACTCCAAGCGTGATGGCATGAAGTACGTGATCGCTGACGGATACCCTGACTTCCTGGTCGAGCCTTCCTGCCCGGAGATCAAGCTCAAGCGTTTCTGGCCGTTCTTCTCCCTGGTGTTTAACGAGGTTGAGTCTGACCGTGATATCTACCCGCCGTCCGACGTCCGCCTCCTTCGCCCTGTCCAGCTGGAGTACAACCTTGCCCGCCAGCGTCTGCGTGAACACCGCAACGCCAACCGCCCGCTTTACGTTGTCCCTGTTGGCGCCCTGAATGAGAGCGACGTAAAGAAGCTCATGGATCGCCAGCCCAACGAGGTGATCCAGCTCAACAGCCTTCAGCCTGGCCAGGACGTCGGCACGATCATCCAGCAGGTCAAGCCTGTGCCGATCGACCCCACCCTCTACGACGTGTCTCCGCTAATGGAAGACATGTTCCGTGTCGTCGGCTCTCAGGAAGCCAACCTTGGCGGCACGACTGGTTCTACCGCCACGGAGGTCTCGGTCGCCGAGTCCAGCCGTATGAGCTCTATCGGCTCCAACGTCGATGACCTGGATGACTTCCTTACTGAGCTTTGCCGTTCCGCCGGCCAGGTCCTCCTTACCAACATGGACCCCATGACGGCCGAGAAGATCGCCGGCCCTGGTGCTTCCTGGCCGACTATGTCCGCCCAGGACATCGCCGACGAGCTCATGCTTGAGGTTGCCGCCGGTAGCTCTGGTCGCCCGAACAAGGCCGCAGAGATCGCCAACTTCGAGCGTCTGGCCCCGACGATCATGCAAATCCCTGGCATCGACCCCGCCTGGTTCGCCAAGGAAGCTATCCGTCGCCTGGACGATGGCCTGGACCTTACCGAGGCTATCAAGGCCGCTATTCCCTCTATCGTGGCCCAGAACGCCATGCAACAGGCCCAGCAGACCGCCATGGGCGAACCGTCCCTCCAGGGCGGATCGGGCGCCATGAATGCCCCGACGCCTACCACGTCGGCTCCTGGTGCCCCTGTCGGTGGCACCACGATCCCTGGATCAGAAATGGTCCCGAACATCCCGTCGCCCGTCACGTACGCCAACGTCCCCCAATAAGCTTGATCTCCATAAAGATCAGCCAATCATAACTTTGTGAGCGAGACGCTAAATCCAGCCGAATCAACGCCGTCAGTTGATTCCACAACCCCAACGACCGAGCCCATTGTGGCTTCGTCACAGGAGGCTACGCCCGTTCAGGCAACGGAGTCAACGCCCCCACCCCCAGACGCTAAAGAGCAGACCCAGGCCCCGTCAGCCTCGGGCGACAAGGACGCTAACAAAAAGGCGAGTTTGCTGGATGTGGTGAAAGCCGCATACAACAAAGCTTCACCTGACCCGAGCTCGTCCACCGGGGGGACCACAGATCCCGCCAAAGGAACCACCACCGAAGCTAAAGCCAGTCTGGACGACGGCAAGACGCAGACGGATGACTCCGACAAAGCGGCCGAAAAACTGCCGTTCCACAACCACCCACGATGGAAGGAAATGCTTACCGAACGTGAGGCTCTGAAACCCAGGGCCGAACAGTACGACAAGATCGTCAGCTTCATGACTACCAACAGCCTGTCTCCCAACGAGATGGCCGATGGTATGCGTGTTATGGCGCTCATGAAGCACAATCCGACCGCCGCCTATGAGCAGTTGCAGACCTACATCAAGAAGTTGGCACCGTACACTGGAGAAGAACTTTCTCCGGAAATGCGTGCCAAGGTCGATGATGGCTTCGTAGATCCCGAAACCGCAAAGGAGCTTTCCCGCCTAAAAGCCGAGAAGGAATTCCTTAATCAGCGGAGCGAGGAGATCTACCAGCAACAGGTCGCACAGCAACAGGCTTCTTCGCAACGTGCTATGTACGATGCCGTGACGGGTTGGGAAGCGACAGAGAAAGCAAGGGATCCGGATTGGTCTGCGAAATACGAGATGGTTCAGGATCGTGTTCGTTCGCTAATGGCGACGACGAAACCGGCTTCGCCGGAAGAAGCGGTACAGCTCGCAAGGCGTGCCCTCTCCGATGTGAATGATCGGCTCCGTCCTCTGGCCGGCCGCACCACGAATATTCGACCACCTGTCAGCTCGATGTCGTCCGCAACCTCCCGTCCTGTTGCAAGGTCTCTCGAAGACATTGTACGGATGGGCCTCCAAACCTAACAAACAACTACTACAATGGCCAATTCGTTCTCGAATCTCGACCATATCGTGGCCTCGGCGCTTGATTTCCACATCAAGTCCGATGCGTTTGCTCAGACCATCCAGGAGAAGCCTCTCATCGGCGTTATGACCAAACGCCAGCAAAGCTTCCCGGGCGGTAAGGGCGAAATCACCCTCCCTGTCACCTTCCATGACGACCTTCCTGGTATTCATGGCTACGAAGGCGACGACGTCGTTTCTTACGACGTTACTGGTAATACCAAGCGTGTGTCCTATCCCTGGAAGGAACTGCATGCCGGCATCAAGGTTACCCTCACCGAACTCAAGATCGATGGCATCTCTGTCACCGACTCGACGACTGGCGAGAGCACCTCGAAGCACTCCGGCCGTGACGCCACCGTGCTCACGAACATCCTGAAGGCCAAGCTCGACGACATGACTGAGGGCTGGGCCCGAGGCATGAACTCCATGCTCTGGAAGGATGGTTCCGCTAACGCTGACCTCGTCCCTGGTATCCAGAACTTCATCAAGCCCGGCTCCGCCATCACTGGTGCGACCGACTTGTCTGCTACTGGCACCACTGGCGGTATCAGCCGTGCGACCAACGCCCTCTGGCGTAATCGTTCGGAAAAGTTCACGTACGCCGCTGGCTCGACGAACATCATCGACGGCCTCCGCTCGGAGATCCGTCAGCTGAAGCGTTACGGTGGTAAGCCTAACACGATCCTCTGCGGCTCGGACTTCCTCCAGAAGGTCGAGAAGGAGATTCACGCCAAGGGTCTTTACACCCAGGGCGGTTTCACCGGTACGCACGGTATCAGCATGGGCGCCATCAGCCTCGCCGGAGTCGGTGAGTTTGTCTACGACCCGACCCTCGACGACCTCCCCGAGTGGAATGGTTCCGGCAACCAGAGTGGCTACTGCTACTTCCTGGACACCGATTCCATCCAGCTCTACGTGATGGACGGCGAAGACAAGAAGACCCACAACCCTGCTCGCCCGGAAGACAAGTACGTCATCTACAAGGCGATGACCTGGACGGGTGGTATGGTCGCCAAGCGCCTCAACAGCTCGGCGGTCTACAAGGCCGTCTAAGCCAAGGCACATAGCTTACAGGGGCTGATCCTAACGGGTCAGCCCCTTTTCTTTGTTGCAGAAGCCCATGGCCCTACCAGCATGGTCTGACCATGCAGATTGCCCTAGCCGAAATCCTCCTTAACGGGAACCTCCAACATTCCACCGTCCGAGTCGTCTCAGCTCCGGAAGTCCTGATCCTCCGTGAGGTTCATGGCGCCGATGCTGTCATCAACGTGAATGAATCCGCCACCCTGGAACGTACCAACACGGAAGAGATCGATCGCCTTAAGCTCTACTTCGGAGCCGACGTATTTTCCAAGGTCTTCCCTGGCTCGATGCCTAAGCTCCCCACCACGTTCGCCGAAGTTGGCGTCGAGGTGGCTAAGGACATCAGCCCTAAGAAGCCCATGATCAAGGCCGACAAGGCCAACTAATATGGCAAGAGGAACCTCCCTTCTAGAGCTCCGTGACATGCTCCGGGCGGAAGTCGGAGCTTCCTCCAACGTCGCCATGGGGGTCAACACCGTTGACCAGTACAGCTCTCTTCTTTCACGCATCCAGAAGCGTCTCTGGACTGATCATGAATGGCCCTGGGCTATCGTGAACCGTGATGAGCCCCTTCTTAAGGACGAGCACATCTACTCGTTCCCCGACGACTTAGAGTTTGATCGGATCACCAACGCCTGGGCCAAGTACAACAACATCTGGCATCCCCTGGAATACGGCATTGGCCCGGCCCAGTATAACACCTTCGACACGGACCGAGACCTTGGGTCCTCGCCCACCGTTCGCTGGCAACACAGCGAAGATGGTCAGTACGAAGTCTGGCCTCGCCCGACTGCCGACGGCCAGATCATCCGATTCCGTGGCAACAAGAAGCTTAACCCGCTTATCGCAGACACTGACCTGGCTGAGCTCGACGACGTGCTCCTGGTTCTCTTTGCGGCCTCCGAGATCCTGAGCCGCAACCAGTCAACCGACGCTACGCTCAAGATGGCGCAAGCCACCTCGCATTACAACAAGCTCAAGGGCCTGGCCCTTAAGAATGACCGATTCATTTTCGGTGGTGGATCCGATCAAGGCGATCGTCTCCGTATCATTGGCGGTCGATTCGTCCGGGACGACCGGCTCTACTGATGCCCACATTTGGAGTAAACAACTTCTCTAAGGGCCTAGACACCAAGCGACACCTGATCTCTTCGGAGGCTGGTGAGCTCCAGGACCTGGTCAACGCCCACGTCAATCGTGGTGGTGAAATCGAGAAACGCCGAGCTTTCGTTCAGATCGGAACACAGCAATGCACCACAGTTCCTGGCACACCAGGGACTGACGGATATTACACGACGCACAACCAATGGGTGGTCGATGTTCCAGGAATCCCGGCAACATGGGTTGTGGACGTTCCTTACTATCAAGGAGACTGGGTAGTTGATGAACCTGGGTATTACACCAGTGGACAGACCCTGTGTCCCGGAGACGCCGGTTATGACCCAAGTAATTCTGGGGCGAATGGAGGAACTGACTGCTATACCGAAGGTGGCGGCGAATGGGTGCCTGAGGTTGGGCATTATGAAAACGCAACAGACGAACAGGGACATTGGGAAGGCGGTCAGGCCGAAGTTGGACATTGGGAGGAGGAGCAAATCTGGCACCCCCCTGTGCCTGGTACGCCAGACGTAACCACATGCGTTCCCAGCAACTCTCTTCCGCCTGGCACGTTTGGCTTAGAGGTCACGGGATCTGGCATCTTTGTCTTTGGGTCCATCCCGCAACCCACCTGGACCTGGCCGCAGGACGTGGTTTACCAGCGGCTCCAGCACCCAGACGGATTTGCCATGACAGGCGTTCGCTGGTCCAGTGTTTATGGAGCGAAGCCGTTTGTGCTGGCCGAGTTTAATAACGGCGACGTGATCCCTTACTACAACGGCGTGGCCGTGGGTAGTTTTGTGAACGGCATCGTGCGCCAGTATATGAACAACACAGAAGGGGTCGTTAACCACTTCAAGACGCTTTTTGACACGGCTATCGCCGAGGCTCTGGCTGAAAACTCAGTCCTTAAGCACTATACGGCAGTTAAAACAAATCCGTCAACGATCCGGCTCACCGGAAAACAGGGCGTACCTTTTGAGGTGTCAACGGAAGCTGAGGCTCCCATGACTATCACGACAACCAAGGTGCAGGAGGCTACCGATGACGTGCTTGAGCGTGTTGCGTCTGGAAGCTTTATAATTGCACAGGGCACTAATGGATCCGCAAGCTTCCAGGTAGGGGCACGACATGCGTTTTACGGCGCTGGTGCCGCCATGGCTGGCATCACCGGCATCTGGGTTGACGAACAAGACGTTGAGCTTATCGCCCTTGCGTCCGGATCTCCTGGCTTAAAGTGGAATAGCCAGCAGAATGACCCTTCTCACACTGGAGCAGATGCCGCTATGTGGTATCGAGTGATTGCCTGGTACATTAATCTTCAGAAGGAAACCACTGGATATTACGCATTTTACGGAGACTACGGAGGCGGGTGGAGCGGACCCGATCCGTCATACTTAATCATCTACGCCCCTAATAGTTTTGCGGAAGACGCAAACGGGTGGACTGTTTGGCTTGAGTTTGAAACCGATCCGGCTCCTATGGCCTCATCTTGGTCTGGCATGGGAGTTGATATGAGCACCCTAATCCCAAGTCCAAGAAATCCGGGAAGGTTTTATGCTAAGTTTGCACCAGCCCTTGCGGGGGGACAGCGTAACTCGATCTACTCTCTTTCGATTGATGGGGTTGAGCTTATGCGTCCAGGAGAAGCAATCTTCTGGAAGACCTCAAACGCTCAGCTTTGTGATGACCTTGTAGCGGCAGTTAACGCATGGCTTGTCGAGCAGGACCCGACGCCAGACTACATTCTCTCGTCAGCGGATACTTCAAAGGTCGTTATTACCGCTCGCCCTGGGTCTGGAGCTTCGTTCAACGGACGAAGGATCACAATTAGAACAAACGGATCTGTTGGCATCGTCGGGAACACTGCCTTCAGCGGAGGCCGTGACGGCTTACCTGGCAAGCCCCAGATCACAGACTTCACGTTCGGCGGCTTTTCGCTCAACAAGAAGCTAACGATCACAATTACGGATTCAATGCTGACTGGCTACCCATACCAGATCGGCGCAAGCTGGCTGGCCGGCAAGGAGCCAAACTTTACCTACACCTACAAGGCCAAGAAGTTTGCCGGCATTGATTACTCGATCTACTTCTCACGCCTGAATGACTGCACCCAGTGGGACATCTACGACAACGGTTCTGGGTTCATCAACCTTTCCAATAACTTCTCCGGCCGTGACCCATTGACCGGCATTGGTGTGTACCAGGACAAGCTGGCCATCTTTAGCCGCCGTAATATCCAGCTGTTCGATATTAATTACGACCCGACCAATGACGCCCAGGCACAAGTCATTGACGGCACCGGCACGGTCGCCCCTGGGTCTGTCGTTTCTGCCAACAGCCTGGATCTATTCTTCCTGGCGGACAACGGGATCAGATCCGTCAAGGCACGCCAGAATACGGTGTCTGCCTACTCGGACGACGTCGGAACACCGATCGACACCCTGATCATTAACCAGCTTGCAACGATGACCGAAGAGCAGAAACGCTCTGCCGTTGCGATCATTGAGCCTGTCGAGGGCCGCTACTGGCTCGCCCTGGGCAATCAGGTCTACGTCTTGTCCATGTACGCAGGTAGCCAGATCTTCGCCTGGTCTCGCTATGAGCCTGGATTCAACATCCAGTGGCTACGCAACAAGGACAACCTGGTCATCGCACGCTCTGGGAATAACATCTACGCCTACGGAGGCCTTACTGGCCGTGAGTACGACAGCTGTCCTGTTACCGTTGAGCTTCCATACATGGACGCAGGTACTCCTCAGATGTACAAGCAGGGCACTGGCGTTGATCTAACCATTGACGGTCAGTGGACACTTTCGGCAGGGTTTGACTACACCGCCCCGGAAGCCCGAGACGTGATTTGCACCGTCAACCAATCTACTTACGCCCTTGGGGCCATCCCGATGGTTGGCGTCGGCACGCACATGGGGATCAAAATGGTCAACCAGGCGCCAGGTCCGGCCAAGGTTAGCAACATCGTCGTCCACTTCCGTGAATTACACTCCAGAAGTTCGGCTGGCTGATGTACTTTCGTGAAATAAACCAAAAAGACGTGTCGTTCGTCGCAGAAAACCTGCGTTTGTCCGACAAAAGGGAGGTGTTTGCCACAAGATGGACAGAAAGTGGCGATGATCTTGCGGACGCCATACTGTCGTACGGCAATTTTGGATGGATCGCCTGTGCTGACGACGGAACTCCTGTCTCGGCATTCGGTGCGGTCCCGATCTGGGACGGAGTGTGGTCGGTTTGGATGTTCGCCACTGACCGCTGGCCGGAAGTTTCAATCTCGGTGACCAGGTTCATCAAGAAGATCATGACGCCGGCCCTGGAGGAAGCTGGATACCATCGTGCCGAGTGCAAATCTCTCGCCGACAACACGACGTCTCACCGATGGCTTGAATTACTTGGTGCCTCCAAAGAGTCGGAGCTGATCAACTACGGAAAAAACGGTGAGACCTTCTACACTTTCAGCTGGATCAGACCGGTAAGTCGCACACACTCGCATCCATGTGTGCACCATCTGGAGACGGAGGAGCGGCTCAAGCCAGAGCTGATGAGCAAGCACGCCAGCAACGGATCCGTGAAGGAACCGCCGCAATAGACAAGCAATTCGCAGGTTTTGACGACAACTACTTCAAGGCACGTGAAAACGCCTTCGTCAAACAGGCAACCCCGCTTCTGAACAACGCTTTCACTGGCGCAAAGGACAATTCTGAGATGGGTCTGGCCGCAAATGGCATGACCGACTCAAGCAACGCCGCCAAGGTAGCCGCAGGGCTCCAGGGTAGCTACAACTCTAAGGCCGCAGGTATCGCCAGCTCCGCAATGGACCAGGCAAACCAGCTCCGCCAGACCGTAGCCAACAACCGATCCCAGCTCATCGGACAGCTCAACGGGAGCGAAGACTCTTTCCAAGCTGGTCGAGACGCATCAAACAGGGCTACTACTCTTTCAAATAGCATCAACACTAGCATGATGCCTGGAATCATTTCCGGGTTTGCTGGAGCCTATGGCGCCGCAGAAGACGGCCGACGCTACTCCGATGGCGGCAAGGGTCGTGGCGGAGGCGGCATGTTCGGCTTCTAATCTATGTGTGAACCAATGTCATTAACGGCACTTGCGATGACAACCGCAGGAGCCGCCGCAAAGGCCCGAGGCAACCAGATTGCCAAGGGTAAGATCGGTGCGGCCAATGCCGCTGAGCGTGAACGTCAGGCCAGGCTCCAGGAGGAATCCCAGGCCGAATTAAACCGATCCAAGAGACGTGCATCTCCGGCCGAACAAGCCAAGATGCTAGCTACTGCGAACGCTAATCGATTCGCCTCCATGCGTGGTGCCATGCAAACCGATCAGATGGCTAACTTTAAGAACGCCTACGGCACCGCCGACAATGTCGCCGGAGCCAACAAGGTACGTATCGGTGATGCCAACAGCCTGGCCGTCAACAACGCCAAGAACGACTCCCTACTAGCGGCCTACGGCGACATCCAGCTCGGCAACAACCTGGCCAACGATCGCTTTAACGAAAACATCAAGCGCATCGGTGGTTTCGCTGGCGGATCCGCACGTGTACTGGGCGCAGAGACCGACGCCGCAACCGGCCCTAACGGCTGGTCTGACTTCGGCGATATACTTAACGCTGGCGGCAAGATCGCCGCCGGCAAAGCTGGGGCTAAGCCCGCTTAACCACTATGGCACTCGA